ACACCGCATGATTTCTCACATTGGATGCGAGGACATGTGCGGTGCCATGTACCAATGGTTAAAAACTTCATCAGGTAGTAGTGAATACATTTTGGCCGGTGGCTATTGGAGTAGTGCTTCGTATTGCGGTTCGCGCTTTCGTGCTGCGACTTACTGTCGCTGGTATGCGTATTCGAGTCTCGGCGGTCGGGGTGCAGCTCGGAGTCGAAATTCGAATTAAAAACAAGAATTATGTTAGCTACAGATATAATTGAAGCGAATAAATTGAAAGTATCTGAGGCCAAAAGGTCAAAGAAAAACTATTCCATAACCGAAAACCAGAATAAACTAATTATCAGGCTAAGAAAGAAAGATATCAAAACCAGATACAAACAATTAAATGACTGTAAACTAATTATTTCTGAAATACTATCCATTAAGGATGAATCAGAAAGTTTGAAGTTGATATCAAATTCATTCGATTCGCCAAATATCCTTACAGCAATATCCACCATTAAGAAAATTCATAGAGTGTATATTTCAACCTGGGCCATAACTGAATATGGAATTTTACAAATGAAAAAACTGTCTGACCAGGGAATTGAAATATACGCTCTCATGGATGATACTCACTCATACAAGTGGTTATTCCAAAGTGGAGCAGCCGAAATACTAAAGAACGTGAAATTTCAATTTACCGCAAATCACTCAAAATTCATTCTTATTGAATTGGCTGGAGAATTGCCATTTGTCATTTCTGGTTCAATGAACATGTCAAATAATCCCAGGTATGAAAATATTGAGATTTCCCGTAACCGCGATGAATTTGATTTTTACCGTTCATTCATCATGAATATTTTCAACGATGAATTTACTTCTCAAAAATCACTTCTATGAAAAAACTAAGCCCGGAAAAAGAGGCATTTTTACGCCTCTATGAACTAAACAAATTTTGCATACAATCGACTTTCGCGGCTTATGAACGAAGTAATAAAACATTCAACAAATACACGTTTTATCAGTGGAAACGAAGTGATGAGGAATTTGCATTTCGATTACAACTGATTGAAGACTACCTTCTGGATATCGCTGAACAGCAGCATAAACTTCTACGCGATGGAATTCCCATCAATGACGAAAAAGGAAATCTCATCGGATGGCAAGAAAAACCAGATCGGGCCGCTATCGAATATTATATCAATCGTAAAAAGTTAGAAAAAATTAACCAACAACAAATAGAGTTATAATGGCCGGCCGCAAACCATTACCGGATAAGCTTAAAGTTATTCGAGGCACAAATCAGCGATGCCGGATGAGCAAGAATTCAATGGAAGTAGAACAGGTTACCAAAATACCTCCTGCTCCTACCTGGATGTCAAAAACAGGAAGGAAAATTTACAAGGACACTGCATCCGAACTGGCAAAAGCCGGATTACTCCAAAAAATAGGGTTATCCATCCTTCTAAGCTACTGCAACATGATGTCCCGCCACATTGAAGCAGAGTTAAAAATTAAAGAAACTAAAGCTGTGATCCCCGTAAGGGATGATAAAGGAAATGTACGCGGAATAGCAGTTAGCCCCTGGCACCGAATCAGCATTGACGCCCTGAATGCAGCCCGAAGCATTGCCGCAGAGTATGGCATGACCCCATCTTCACAAAGCAGAATTATTGCTCCGTTTCTGGGCAAGGAAAAAAATGAAAACGATCAATTCTTTGATTGATGACTAACAAACCTCTGTTATATTACTACGATAATAGTGCCGCAAACCGGGCCGTTAACTTCATTGAGAAATTTATTATTCATGTCAAAGGCGAACTATCAGAGAAACCGTTTATCCTGGAGAAATGGCAATCCGATGAAATTATAAAGCCTCTATTTGGATGGAAGCGACGCCGGGATAAACTCAGACAGTATAGGACATGCTACATTGAGATACCCCGTAAGAATGGAAAATCAAATCTTTGTGCTGCTATTGGCCTGTACCTGCTTTTCTCGGATGGCGAACCAGGGGCAGAGATTTATTCAGCAGCCGGGGACCGTTCACAGGCCGGGATCGTGTTCGAAGTGGCAAAGCGAATGGTGCTCCAGAGTGAGGAACTTTCCAAACGGGGCAAGCCTTTTCGTAATTCCATCGTCTGCGAAAAGACAAATTCATTTTATCATGCCATCAGTGCAGATGCTGATACGAAACATGGCTTCAATGCTCATGGAATCCTCTTTGATGAATTACACACTCAGCCAGATCGCGACCTATGGGACGTGCTCACAACCTCCATCGGGTCCCGGCGGCAACCTCTGATCATCGCAATAACGACCGCAGGATGGGATAAAAATTCAATCTGCTGGGAGATCCATGAATATGCCCGTAAAGTAAAGGCCGGAATCCTGGAAGATGATACCTTTTTACCAGTGATGTATGGAGCGGATGCCAATGACGATATCTTCAACGAAGAGACATGGAGAAAGGCAAATCCCGGGTATGGAAGCATCGTAAAGGTTGACTACATCAGAAATGAAGCGGAAAAGGCTGCAAAGTTGCCCGATTATGAGAATACCTTTCGCCGTTTGCACCTCAACCAGTGGACTTCACAGGAAAGTAAATGGATCAACGATGAATCCTGGATGAAATGTAACCTGGGAAACCTGCCTGATCTCACCTCAAGGGAGTGTTACGGCGGATTGGACCTTGCCTCAACCCGTGATATCAACGCTTTCGTGCTTATTTTTCACAACGGTGACGGCACTTTTGAGGTAATGCCGTTCTTTTTTATCCCTACACTGAACGCCAAAGAGCGTGTGAGAAAGGATGGTGTCAACTATGATCAATGGATCAGGGCCGGGCTCATCATCGAAACACCAGGAGACGTGACCGATTATGGCTACATCCGCGCGAAAATCAATGAACTCAGCAATTCATTCCATATAAACAGCATTTCATTCGACCGCTGGAATAGTTCACAACTGGTGATCAATCTCACGGACGATGGATTTACGATGTCTCCTTTTGGGCAGGGCTTTGGATCCATGAGTTCACCCACGAAGGAGCTGGAAAAAATGGTCCTGGCCCGACAAATAAACCATGCAGGAAATTCGGTGTTACGATGGATGTGCTCCAATGTGATGATCCAGCAGGATGCAGCTGGCAACATCAAAATCAACAAAGCAAAGTCATCAGAGAAAGTTGATGGAATGGTTGCCCTGGTGATGGCCCTGGGAGAATACATGACACACAACAAAAATGAACGCTCGATCTATGAGGACCGGGGCGTTGTATCGATATGAAAACAAAAAAGACAAAAATACTGATCCTGATCCCGCTCTGGAAACGCCCCGAAGTGTTTCAGATTTGCGCCCAGAACCTTGATTTCTTCATCCAGCATCCAAAGCTACGTATGGCATGGGACGTGACAGTACTCTGCATTATATCACCCGAAGATCCAGACATCACGGCGCTGAATAATTACTGCACCTGGTATAATTTCAAAACCTGCTATTACCGTAATTATCCAACAGGCGAAAAAATCAACGCCGGAATCAACTTTGCCCTGGATAAAGAAATTCCCTTCGACTACCTGATGAATTTTGGCAGTGATGACTTGATTCATGCAAATATTGTGGACTTGTATAAGCCGTTAATTCAGAAAGACATCAAGTTTTTCGGCATCAATAACCTGTATTTCCATGAACTAAACACAAAGAAAACGTTTCATTTTCACACTTACAATGATCTGAAATCGATCGGAGCCGGCCGGTTCATCCATCGCAGTATGCTTGAGCAGTTCAGGTTAAAAAAGGTAGAGCTATATACCTGGGATATCTGCATGGGTATGGATTCAAATAGCGCTTACAACATACTGAAGTACCTGGCCGTTACCGATGTTGTTGTTGATGCCGGTAAATTTCCTTACATCGTTGACATTAAGACGAACACAAACATCAATCATATCACAGCCATTGAATCGCGCGCTGAACTCATAAATTATGTAGACAATGACTATTTAAAAACGTACTTCTTTATTTAATCGCTATTATGGAAAAAACAACAAATTATGATCGGTTCAAAACAGTTACTGCAAACAGGGAACTGAATGAACGACACCTGAAAACTCTGATGGCATCGATCGGGGAAAACAACCTGCTTCACCTCAACCCGATCGTGGTCAATGAGAAAAATGAGATCATTGACGGACAGCATCGGCTTGAATCTGCCAGGCGCCTGGGCGTTCCCATATTCTTTATCATCGGAAATGTCAACAAATCTGACATATCAACTCTGAACCGCGTTCAAAAGAAGTGGACGTCGATGGATTATGTGAACTTTTATACCATTGAAAAGCGGCCAGGATTCCATTTACTGTCGAAATTTTTGTTCGAACACCCAAATCTTGGTCTAAGTACAGTCCTATGCCTTATATCAGACACCGGAAATAGGGAAATCGATAACATCCGCAGCGGATCTGTAAATGTTCTGAACTATGATCAGGCTTGCAAAATTGCCCATGCCATTGATGAACTGTCAAAACATTACGATTTTATCAACGAACGCTCCTTTGTGATCGCGCTCCGCCGATTCTGGGACCATCCCGAATTTGATTTCAGTCACCTGAAAAGGAAATTGGAAGAGGGCCTGAGCCGGCGCTTTGTGAAATGCTACACCATCGCAGAATACATCGACATGATCCAGGAGATCTACAACACCCATATGCACTCGAAAAATCATCTGAATATAAAAAAGTAAGATGAACAGCGAATTAATAAAACTATGAACGAAAAACGAAATAACCAATGAAACCAATAGAATTTAAAGGATCAAATGTAGTATTTGCGAAAGATCAGCCGCAGTATTTGACATTACCGGCATACTTAGATCCTGGACCGGAAGGAACAGTAATAAGCTGCTGGCAGCTTACACTTAAAGAAAGAATCAAAATTCTTTTTACTGGTAAACTATGGCTATCACATTTGACGTTTGGGAAGCCCCTGCAACCACAATTTATATCAGTCAATAAATGGGATACGTTTGATAAGGCTGCATATAATAAGTTGTTAAAGGAACAGAAAGGAGAATGAAATGACAGCTTCCGATCTATGGAAATTAAAATTTGGAGAATATCCTAAAACGGATGCAGATAAACTCGCAGTTGTTATGATGAGAGAGTATGCTGAACAGCAAATTGAATCATTTATCGATTGGTATAGGCTCAATAGTTTGGAAGTTTCAATCCCGCAAAATGAAATGATGAACCCTGAAACAATGGAATTTAAATAGGATGCTCCTGTTGAGATCCCGCTGACTTGTGCTGTTGCATATCATTCGGATATCTGTATCGGGCTGAACGAATCCTATTTCAAGGCTGCAAACATGGCCGATATATTCCTGGCAATCTATTGCAAGCATAGGCAGATCCCGATCATGGTAAAAAAGCGGCCGGCCAACTGGTTGAAAAACCTGATGCCTGAGCTACCTGAAAACAGTTATACGATTTTCGATTCATTCAAATGTGGCACACCTGTACAAACTGATCTAATTAACCGGTACTTATGAAAACATCCTTCCGATTAGATTTTGACTTACTCTTAAACCAATTAAGCGGGCTGACAATACAAACCATTGAAGCCGATCCAAAGGCAATGGGTGTGGTGAATATCCGCCATGACGTAGATGACGACCTGTTGGCCTCTGTCGAGATGGCTGAATATGAAGCACAGTTAGGGATCAGTTCAACTTACTACATTCTTGACACAGCGCCGTATTTCAAAGGACCGATACATGGTAAACTGAAACGGATTGTTTTTTTGGGACATGCTATCGGATGGCATAATAATTTTTTAACCAGGTGTTATCATTATGGTGAGCAACAGGCACACATTGACACGCTGAATGCTTTGCTATTTCTTAGCAATGTACAACTAATGATTGGTACTGCTTCTCATGGAGATCCCTTGTGTTATGAAAAAAAGTATTTGAATTATCACCTATGGACAGATAACGAGGCTCAAATGAAATGGCTTCCGATAGTACATCCGTTCACCCGGTACGACCTGAAGCATTGGGGATTTGAATATGAGGCTTACTTTACCGGCCAAACGCATTATATAAGCGATTCAGGGGGCGGATGGTGCCAGGACAATAAATCAGTCATTGCGGATTTCAGGTCCCGCCTTGCAAAAGGGGATCGGGTTAAGCTCCAGGTGAATATTCATCCGCAGTACTGGGATCTGAAATAATTTGAGCCATGACTTTACAAACCATAAAAATTAACCTTGCCGCGGATCAACCCTGCATGAATGATCCCAAATGTTCATCCAGGGTATATTTTTGGAAACGCTGGTACTTTGAGAATCATCCGGCGGCTGTCTTAAATCTTCTGAACATCGAAAATACGGATGACTGGCTTCAGATTTGTACTGCATCGGTACGAAACCGTTACAGGCATTCGGTAAAACTTGGTTACACATCCAGCGCCATGAGCATGGCCGATCGTAATGAACGCCTCAATGATCTGTATGAAATTAACACCAGCTCGATGGAAAGGCAGGGAAAGCCCATGACGGAATTTTATAAAACATACCCGGGCCCACAAACAGATTCTAAAAATGTTTGTCCCTGGCATTATGATCAGCTCTTTGGGGTGTTCTCACCGTTTGGGCAATGGGTTGGTTACATAAATCTTCATCTTAACGGAGATGTGGCATCCATTTCAATGCTCCTGGGACATAAACAATTTTTATCGGCCACCGGGATCATGCTCAATCTGATGGCGCCGGTGATTACATTTTGCAAGGAGAGATCCATCAGGTATATCACTTATCACCTTTATGATTCAGGCACTCCTGGCCTGATATACTGGAAAAAATCAATAGGAATGCAACCTATGAACGTTAAAACCATGTAAATATGAACAGTACGGCTCCAAAACTTGAAAAACACATCCTTAAACTGCTGGACACGCAAGGATTTATTGATAAATACTGGGAAATGCTTGGAGAATATTCAACCGGCGAAGCTTCATATGAAGCCGCTGAACGTCTTCACATAACCAATTTTGGTGAACGCAAATACAAGAATTTCGAATCGTTCAGGGTGAACATGTCCCGGTTTTTAAAGAAAGACAAAAAATGCCAGGAAAAGTAATACTATCAATACTTTCAGTATAATCAATCCTAAATTGTTGATAAAAACGTAACATTGTTACACCCACAAACGTAACATTGTTACGTATCAATCCGCATACTTTGACACCATCTTTGCCTTTTGCCTCACCAAAACCCAGGCAATGGCATTTTTCAAATTTGAGTTTGGACGATCAAAACGCGGTCAGGCGGATGAAATCCGCAGTGATTCACCTGAGAATCCTCAAACAAATCTCTCCAATCCTGCCAGCTGGCTCATCGATATGTGGGGCAGCCCTACAAGCTCCGGTGTTTCTGTAACTGAGGAAACGGCAATCAAATTTTCAGCAGTATATGCCTGTGTTAAGATACTCAGTGAAACAATTGCATCCCTCCCTTTTAATATTCTCAAAGAAGATGGCAACATAAAACAGATTGCCAGGGATCATCCTCTTTTCAATTTGGTTCACAATGAGCCGAATTCGATCATGACTTCGTTTCAGTTTCGTCAACTCATACAGGCGTCGGCTTTATTGTGGGGTAATGGTTACGCTCTCATTTTGCGTACTCCTTACATGCGTCCAACTTACCTGAAATTTATTCATCCTAAAGATGTTGATCCTTATATCGTCACCCTGAAAGATAAAACGCAGGCCCGTTATTATAAAGTTGCAGGAATTGCCAAACCGGTGCCAGACACTGACATGATCCATATTTCAGCTTTGTCATTCGACGGGGTGAAAGGCAAATCTCCCATTGAAGTGGCCCGGGAAAACATTGGACTGGGACTTGCACAGGAAAAATTCGGGGCTGATTTCTTCAAAAACGACGCTTCATTCTCAGGATACATAAAACATCCAGGGAAATTAAATCAAACCGGACAGGAGAACTTGAGCAAATCATGGTCCAAGAAATACAGCGGCGAAGGAAACCGATTTAAAACGCCTGTACTTGAAGAAGGATCTGAATTTATCTCCATCGGAATTCCGCCTGAACAGGCTCAATGGATCGCATCACGTAAATTTCAGCTGGAAGAAGTGGCCCGTATTTATGGCGTTCCACTTCATATGCTTGCCAATCTTGACCGATCAACCAATAACAACATCGAATTTCAGGGAATCGAATTTGTGCAGAATACTCTCCGCTCCTGGATCGTAAACTGGGAACAGGAATTCAATAAAAAGATTTTCAGAGAAGATGAAAAACACATCTTTTATGTAAAGTTCAATCTACAGGGACTGCTTCGTGGTGATTCAGTGACCCGTAGTGACTATTACACCAAAATGAGAAACATGGGTGTAATGTCAGCCAATGAGATCAGACTACTGGAAGACATGAATCCGATCGAAGATGGTGACACTTACCTGATCCCTCTTAATATGGCAGATCCATCCAAAATAAATAATCAAATCAAACCATAAGATGGCTAAGAAAATATTTCACAGTAGCAACAATGAGGAACAACGTGTGATGTCAAGCACGTTTGAAGTGAGTAAGTCAGACGATAAAAACCCCGCCCATGTAACAGGGCATGCAGCCGTGTTCGACCAGCTGAGTGAAAATTTAGGCGGATTCTTCGAGAAAATCGCACCAGGAGCCTTTGACGGTGTTTTGAATGATGATGTTCGCGCCTTGTTCAATCATGATCCAAACCTGATCCTGGGTCGCACGGCTGCAAAGACATTAAAACTTTCAGTTGACACGACCGGACTAAAGGTAGATTTCAGTATTCCTGACACATCCTATGGCCGCGACTTGATCGTTTCCCTCGAAAGAGGCGATATCAATCAGATGTCTTTCGGCTTTAAGGTTGAAGAAGAAGAGTGGAACGAAGATGAAACCACCGGAGCCGTCATCCGCACCATCACCAAAGTAAAACGCCTCTTTGACATATCACCGATAACGTTTCCTGCATATCCGCAGACAGACGTAGCCAAACGTTCAATGGACGAATGGAAAGAAAGTATAAAAGCCCAGATACATCCTGATGATGATCTGGCACGCTCACACAATGAACGTAATCGGGATCTGATGATCCTTTCACTGCAATAAACGAAGCCCGCAAGGCTCATTTAGTATTCACAATAACCCTTAAAAAAATGAAAATTTACAAAGAAAAAATGGAAAAAAGGGCGAGCCTCCTTGAGGAAATGAAAAAGGTTTCCGCGCTGGCTAAGTCTGAAAAACGCGAACTCACTAAAGAGGAAAACGAGCGTTTTGACAAAATCTATGCCGATGCCGCTGAACTTCTTGACCAGGCAAACCGCGCACTGAAGATGTCCGAAATAGAAGCTGAAATGAATCAGCCCACCGATGGTCCCAAAGGCACCATGTCAGCAGAGGAACGCAAAGAGAAAACCACCAAGGCTTTCCGCGAATATATCCTGCTGGGAAACAACATGAGTGTAGAAACCCGTGAATTCC